CCCATCCCTTGTGAAACTCGAATGGTCTTTTATGAAATCTGATTCCAAGCCCGTTGAAGTCCATAAACTTGGAGTATTCAAGCTCGGGCAATCCGATGAGGCTAGGTGCTCGTAGTAGCGTATGGTAGAGCCTATCCGTATGGTTGCTTCTAGTGACATCTGTTGTGCCGAGCTCATAGAGAATATCCTGCGCAAGGCTTCTGTCAGCATCTAGCGTACCTTCCCACTCCAACTTAGTACCCTGCGCCCAGCGAGACTGGCTCTGCATATCTAGCTCATCGCCTGTATTTAGGATGAGGTCAAACTTCTCTCGCTTTACTAACTTGATAAGATTCTTAACAGCTTGCTCATGGTGATATGGGATTTGTAAATCCGATATAACAAGATAGCGGGCTTTAGTCATCGTCCTCATCTTCGTAATTGCCGAACTTCTCTGGATCGACAGGATCAGGCAATATCCAAGCAGGATAGGATTGAGGTTCAGTAATCATAAACATGGCTACATCTTCTTTGAAGCCTGCTCGCTTAAGACTACAGAAATACTCATATAAGCCAATGCAGTAAGCATCTAGCTTTGAGTAGCCTTGTTCCTCTAATGCCTTAGTTGCTTTTCTTGCCATAGCAGAATGTTACCTGTCTAGTAAGATGTTATAGATTTCATCGACTCGTGTGTTGAGTCTTTTAATTTCAGACAAGAGATGCGTAATGACATACCCAGACAGGCCACCGACTATTGCCAGTGTGCCTAGGTATAGCGTGAAGAAGTCGGACTGTGTCACTTTTTAGGAGTCGCGTATCCAAAGACACCAGCTAGTACAGCCCAAAGGACTGCACGATAATCCAGTGCAAAATTAGATGCAGCCCAAGCTGATAAGAATGCTCCAGCAGTAAGGATGTAAGGATTCTTCATGTTCATTAGTTTCCGCCTAACATAGGTATCGAATAAAACTCACCCAGTAAGTCAGCTTCTTTCTTAAAGCTGACATGCATGTGGTGAGTGTGTTTGTTAGCCCCTGTGTAGTTGCGCCACTTCCAATTAAGGACGGAAGACGCAATCCTGCCGTTAAAAATAATGTACGAGATGCGCTTTTCTGCCTTAAACTTGCAACTGATTCGAAGCTGATCTGCAAGGTCTGGCATGATATGCGGCTTGACTCCTGCACCGAATAAGTCTGCGTCAATGTCAATGGCACGAACCCAGCCCTGCTCATCTGGATTATGATCAGACTTGCGAGAAGCGTGTCGGGTATCACCGACCCAACCATCCGATGCCCTATCACGATCTGGGAAGGAATCATCTATCTGCTCTCTTAACTGGATTGCAGCTTTAGAAAGTTTTGGCTTCATCCAAGTAAAAGTTTTGCTTCTTCTTTAGTTATGCCTAACTTGCTAAATAAAGCTGCTTTTGCTTCCAACTTAGCAATTGCTGCTGCATCAACAGCATTCTCAATGGCACTAGAATCTGCAATTTGTCTAACTTCTTCAACCGTAAAATCTCTTGTTGATTCTTCGCCTGTTTGAACATCTATTGTTGTTTCTTTCATTATCCACCCCAGATTATGTAGTTGCCTGCTGTAAAGTTATTGCCTGTCGATGTCTTAAACTGTAGTGATGAGACTGCTGCTGCGCTTTTATATATGCCAACCGAGCTTGCATTGGGAGTATCGCCACCGCTTGAAAGATACTTCTCTTGCACTGTTGCTGTGGTAAATCCCGCAGCTTTGCAATTTTCAAAGACATAGAAACGGCAATTGTCTGTGTCTGTGCGAGTTTGACTAGCTGCACCAAATCCAGCATAAAAGTAATTTGTTGCCGTAGAGAAGTACCCTGTTGAAAAAGTTGTCTGATTATAGCTACCGACAAGCTCATAGTTTGCAGCAGTGTCAGAATTAATAGTCACCATAATGCTTGCATTGTTAGTTGCCCAAGTGAGTGCATCCAATCTGACTATAAGTGTGTCATATGATGACAAGCCAGTAAGTGAAAGACTTGAAGCTGCTGGCATCGTGCCAGTTGCAATTTGAGCAATTGTTAAAGAAGAACTTGGAGCTGTTGCCCAGCTCGGAATACCACCTGCAACAGTTAAGACCTGATTAGTAGAACCAATACCTAATCGAGCAGGCGTTGATCCACTAGAGGAATAAACCATATCGCCTGTAGTAGTCATTGGGTTTGTCATACCTGTTGTATCTAAATTAGCCCATGTGCTACCTGTGTAATATGTAGTTACGTTAGTGTCTTTGAGGTAAGCAAATTGCCCCTCTTGCGGTGAAGTAATAGCAGAGTCTCGGGCTGCTGCTGAAGCAAAGACCAACACGCCTTGCATGAGGTAGCCATTCACATCCGCTGCGCTCAGAACATCGCCTGTGGCAAATGTCTTAAAGCCTAGTCCTGCTGCCATGTTTTCTCCTTAGTAAC